CCGTGATGGGAAGCCTGGAACATCGTATCTCTCACACCAAACCGAGAGGTTTCGTGATGACTTATCAAACACTCATTTTGCATTTAGGCATATCGCTAATGATAGGGCGATGATGTCCGCGAAATGGTGCAATGTCGATATAAACGTCTCTTCGCTAGTGCGCGACGCACCTAGCGATTGTCAAAAAGTCATCGAAGCAATCTCTTGTAATCAATCAGTCTATTTATGCTTCTTCAGTGTCTGGGGCTTGCTCACTTGGAGCTTCGGAAGTAGGCCCCTCGGCTACTGGAGCCCCTTCTTGCCCCTCCGTGGTAGCTTTGATCTTGCTATCGACAAACGCCTTAAGATCAGCGAGTACGGCGCCGGTTACTGCAAACTCTTGGGCGCGGCTGGCGGGGATGGTGAGCTGACCAAGAAGAAGCCCCACGATTTCAAGTGCAATGGATACGTCGCTAAACAACAATTCCCTTTTTTCATCGCTCATCTTTTATATCTCCACCCTATATGAATAACCCACGGTCACTGTGGTATGTATTATCGCAGGATATTTAGATAGCCGAGCATTACCCTTTTAAAGGAGAAAATTGAAAGGGAGAGCGCCACTACGACGCCCTCCCTTCGTGTCAAAGCCTCACTTTTGTAAGACCAGTCCTTTAAGTGTTTGTATGTTGTTTATCTGATGTTAGTCACCTTACTCTTTTGTGTTATTTGCAAATATAGATGATACCAAGAATACCCGTCTTCAACGTCATAGTTGCGGCTTTAAGGCTTCCGTAATGTAAGTGATGTGGCAAGGCGAAGGTTAATCGCGACTTTAGCGCTATCAGCGTATCGGGGAAATTGTGAGCCCGCTTGGATAAGCCTACCGTATAGTTGAGAAGAGGTCATGTCGTGGTTCTCCAGACTTAACCGTACACAAGTTATTTATGACCTTTCGGCCTTCCGTGTTGTGCTATTTTTTCCCTCCCTATAAATAACTCATAGCTTCCGTGCAGTTTTTTATAGGGAGAGATGGCCGTATGATAGCGCTAGAGGTTCTCGGGTTTGTTGCGTCCACCTGCTTGATTTTAAGCTCGGTGCCCCAAGCGATTCATACGTTCAGGACAAAGAACGTGACAGGTCTTTCTGTCGGAACGCTCCTTTTGTGGTTTTTTGGAGTCATTATGATGGGAACGTACGTTGCGTTTAAATCACCTCAGATCCCGCTGCTGATCAATTACGCCTTCAATACCGTCATAGTCGGTATCAACCTGTTTCTCTACCTCAAGTACGCAAAGAAACCAGCTAAGGTGAAAACCCGCGTGCGCTCCAAGCGCCGTTAGGTCTTAATAATGAAATTGATAGTCTGATATGCCGGATTTGCGCCGTCAGTAGTACCTGAACCACTTGTGTCGGTGTCTCCCGGAGATGCTTTACCCGAATTAAAGTCGAGGTCTCCGTTACTTCCAGAAGACTTATTTCCTATGCTTCCAGATACAGTGTGAGAGTGGTCTGGAATAGGGTGTGTGTGATCAATGTTTTTTGAATCCACAGACACGTTTGTTTTTACAGAGCTTACCGAAATGTTAGCATAACCAATGCCCGTCGACCTAACCCTATCATTTGCTGAATTTGAGCTTGTATACGTAGGAAAAAGCGTACTGTTATAACTATTCATCGCACCATCACGAGCGGGGATACTGTGAGTGTGTCCAAGATCACTAGCTCCGTGGGTGTGTGCTATCTCAGTAACTGGGTGATTATGCGACGCATTAGCACTCATCGCCTTTGTCTCTGCGTCAGCCCCAGCTTTTACTGCACTTAGATCTCCACCATTACCAGTGCTATGGTAGTGAGAGGGAACTGTATGAATGTGATCATTTAAGCTGTGCTTGTGGCTTGGAGTGCCGTGTGTGTGGTCTAACGAGCCTCCTTTTCCAGACACACTTCCCCACCCTGAACCGGTACCACTACCAGCCTTACCAAGGGGAAATCGTCCTCTAAAATCGGGAACTGAAAAGTTTGAACCAGAGCCGCCAAAAGCATATTGAATGGCCGCAAAAAGAGCTGGGTATGTAGCCGTGGAATAACTTCTGCCATCACAAAGAAGGTATCCTGTAGGGGCGTCAGCATCCTTTGCCCACATTTTAATAGTACCAGCTGGGCTATTTTGAGCAACGAGAGCTGCCAGAGCTGTTACTTGTGCCTGGAGAGCAGCAACATCGACACCATCAACATTGCCAGAAACCGCGATACTTCCAGAAACAGTAACACTACCAAGAATTTCTGCATTTCCACCTACCGTAAGATTCGACGTTACGTCTACGTTGCTTGCAAAAACCGTCCCGAGGAAATATCCGTTACCAAAGCGATTTGCTGGAATACCGAGACTTACAGTTCCGCTAGTGCTAGGCGTGTATATGGCAGAGTCCGTAAGCTGAACAGTTCGTAGGTCACCAATGTTCAGTAAAAGTGATGAGCCGGGACTTCTAAGGGTCGCTATATTGGAGGTGTCAACTTTCAACACCGAAACTGGCGTTCCGGGGGCGATGGAACTCTTCCAGTTGAGGGATTGATCGTTTTGAAGGAGAATCTTTGTTCCGTCGACCGAGCCGGTGCGAATCTTTACTGAAGATACTGAACCGTCGTCTAGGATTTCTTCGGTGACACAGTTGTTCTGAAGGTTACTTGTTCCGATTGTCTTTGGACCTACGCTTCCAATTTGCGAAGGTGAAAGAAACTGTCGTCTTGAGACTGTACTAAAGCCTAAATGACGAACGTAAACCTTTGCCCCATTCGGCGGAGCGGTAGCAAATGAAATGGTCTTGCAATCTTCAAGAAGCTCAAAGTCCCCTTCAAAGTCAATGTCATAATCGGTGCCGTATTTGATTACACCGTTGACTGACACCTCAATCGCTCGGGCGTTGATCGTAGTCTGGCTAAGCTCAAAATCAGTCTCTATTCCGTTGCCGGAGAAAGTGTCTACTAGGAAGTTTCGAAGGTTTTCAGCTAACTGCTCAGGTCCTACAGACCTTTCGCTTGGAACAAAGTTGTAAGTAGCCTCACCTCGGTGCATCACGTAAAGAACGTCTTCTTCGCGTGGAACCTTGGTAAAGTTGATAAGCTTGTTAGCTTGTTCACCCGTCCCGGATATCGTGTAATCGACTATCGGTTCAATTACCTCCCAGGGGCCGATGTATTGCCTTACGAGGCTTACAGAGGCTCCTGCCGATTCTGAAACCAGTGAAGTATCGAGAACAATCGTGATGCTTTGTCCATCGTAGGTAACTGACGTAACGGTGAACTTTCCGTTGTTGTCAGCTTGGGCTGCACCTGAAACCTTAATGCTTTCCCCTGCGTTTATAGTTGAAAGAGCCGCTGCAATAGCTGGCACAGAGCAGGTAATCGAATCAGAACTGCCGACAAAGGCAATCGAGACACAATTTTGGATAAGAGATTCATCTTTGAACTCACGTTTAATGACCTGGACGTTGTTCTCGTATCCCCCAGGAACCTCTTGAGAAAGCTCAAAGCTAGTGCGTATGCCATCAGGGATGATGTCATCGCGAGTGTTTGGGTTGTATATGAGAAAGGGCAAAGCCCCGCGAATATAGCTCATACTGTTACTGGTTTACGTCTTCAATTAAACTGCCAACTAGATCCACAGCCTCACCGAGTGTGGAGCACTTAACTTCAATTCTGTCGCCCGGACCAACCACTATCTTTGCATGGTCGATGAGGCGAATAGCGTCAGCAAACGGTACCTGAGCGCCCTCTAGCACGGAGACATACTCACCTTCTGAAGCGCTAAAAAGTCTAACCGAGATCTGAACTCCGCTCTCTGATTTATTGGCTGCGTTTATCTGAAGGAAGAAGCTCGTCTTACCTGTAGGTGACGAGTAGATGGTGGTCCAATCATTTCCTACGTCTGGAACAATAACGTTTTTGTAGGTACCAAAGGCAGCGACACCACTGTCATCGTTAATGTCTTCAATGAGAGAGGCGATGTAATCGATTGTCTCCGATTCAGTACCACAGGAAACCTCAATGCTGTCACCTGGCTCAAGTACAATCTTGGACTGGTCGATAAGGCGAATAGCGTCACCTGGGGGAATTGGAGCGGCCTTAACCAAATATGAGTACGAGCCCGCCGAAGCGTCAAAGATCCGAGCTGAGCCGACAACATCAGTGGCACCCACCACAGAGCCGTTTAGCTGAAGCAAGAGACTAGCTTTCCCCGCTGGAGCAGTACAAAGCGTCTGGAACTCACTTCCAACGCCACCTTTAACCGCATTTTTGAAAAGCGAAGTACTCATAGCTCCTTAGCTCATTGCAAGTGCATACGTTAAAGCGGCTCTCTTTACCTTAGCCACCGTCTCTCGAAGCTCGTTAATGGCATCGACTAGGGTGTCTTGTGTGCTTGTTTGAAGTGTTGAAAGATCGCCTTCAAGCTGAGCGATTTGGTTGATCGTGTCAGCCTGGGTAGCGATAGTGAAACTGTTAATATCAACTTGTGGGATGCTCATGACTTGCTCCTCAGTATCGAAAGAAGCTCTCGGATACCCGTTTGAACCTCTGACATTTGCTGCTCCAGTCTATTTATTCGAGCCTCTTGAGTTATCTCTCGGACTCGCTTCTCCTTCTGGGCTTTATATCGAGCGTAAGCGGACTCATCCGCGTATATCCCTCCTGAGATAGGATCCCGGTAGAGCCCCTCTTCACCTTCAACTTTTATCCCTTTGCTACTCATCGAGTGCTATTACCTTCAAGTTTGATATTCTTGGTGGCTTCGATGAGTTCCCTCCCTTGCCCACAATCTTCACGACAAAGCCGGTAAAAGGTGCAAGCTTATTGATGGTTGCTGAATACTCAGAGACTTGAGTGTCAACGGCGTTCGGCGCTGGGTAAGCAGGGATAAGCTCTTCCCCCTTCTCAAGGTTGAACTCAGCCTTGGTCCAGTTCAGGTCATCCAGAGGTGTCTGGGAGTCTGTCCTAAGTGTCTTGTAATAGACCTCAATATCGGTTGAGAGGTGTCTAGTAGCGTCAAAGTTAATCTTTAACGCAGTAGATTGCCGAGCGAGGGTAAGCTGCTTGCTTACATACTTGAACGCAGCCGACCCGCCCTGCGGAGCAACCTCATCCACAAAGTTGTCCTTCTGGGTGAGTGTGATTGTGTTGGCTTCATTACCCGAGGAGCCCGCAAAGGTAGTATCGAGTACTACAGAGAGAAGCGGAGTACTACCTGGCTTATACGACACCTCAAGAACTCGTACATTTGTGCAGTTCCTCGACGCTACAGAGGCCCCTGTAATCGTTACAAGCTTACCAACGTCTAGCTTAGACAGGTGCTGGGCTATCGATTGGTTGTTTGTGTAGAGACGCCCTTTGTTTGTCCCCGTGGTATCAGAATAAAAGTAAATCTGTGTCTGGGTTGTAGTAACCGCTGGGCTCTCCTGTGTTGGAATGACCTGCAAGGTATCAATATCTGTATTGATGCTTAAGTCACCACTTCCCACTGGGTTATTCAGACGATTTGCAATCGCAATAGCAGACAGTCGGTCAGCGTCAAGCACAGGGGAAAGGTTTGGGTTCTTGGTTCTAAGAACCGCTTTTAACCTAAAGCTCTTTCGGTCTCCTGTTCCGTTTGAGGTAACCTTGGATGGGCCGACAACGGTATCCGTAGCGTTGTTCTCGTTTATCTTTGTAGAAATAGTCATTGGATTAGGGAAGTCGAGGGTCGTGTTGGCCTCAATCTCCTTAAACGCATTGATTACAAATGGAGCAGCCTTGGGGTTTGTGTCTTGATACGACACATTTCCGCCGTTGGTAGTGCTATAAGTCCAGAAGAGGTCAGTCTCAGGGTATACGAGTCTGTTAAGGTTCAAGAACAAAGAGTCCATGGACACTTGGTCGGAAGCCTTAACGCTTGTTCCACCAGTGCGCCCAGATGAAGTTGCAGCAGTCGCACCTTCAACGTTAATTACGTAGCTATCAAGTTCAATAGACTCTATCGGCCACCCTTCAGCTCTGTTTAGAAGAGCGACATTGATTCCATTACCAGTAGAAACTCCCGAGAGAACCACTCTCGGCGCTGGACTGGCAAATGCTGGGTGGCCGTGGTTCTTATGAAGCACTTTAACTTTAGTAGAGCCTGCCTTGGTTACGATTGGGTCAGAAACCAGACGAGCCACAGGAAGCTCATCATTCACGTACTCAATCGTACCTGTAGCGTTGGTGGTGAAAGCTGCCTTGTGAAGGGCAAACTTCATGTCTACCACTTGGTCAGCGTTCCAGGTGGTTCCATTTGAGCTTCTAAAGAACACACCATTTATGAAGTTATCCTTTAAGATCGGCTTATTAGTACCAATGATTGTGTTTACGTCGCTACCAAATACAGGCTGTTCATCCTTCGGAGTAAGGGTGATAGGCCCAGCTTGAGCGATCCATACATGGTACTTCACCGAGTCTGCCAAGAGCACGATGGCATAATCATTCCCCTCTTGGAGAAACACTGGAGACTCAAATACAAACCGAGTCGGAATCATGTCGTTCGGGGCGTCTTGAATATCAACTGCTTGACCGTTAGGAATGACACGACCGCTCTTTGCCGAAACTCGCTGAACCTGCACTGGATTAGAAGTAGAGCCGTTCCACGGACCTACAGTGTATCCTTGAATGGTACCATTTCCGGTAACGGTGAGCTTACCGTCAGTTAGGTCTATTGTATTAGTGACAACATCAGACGCTGGCTTAACTACCTCACCAAATGGAAGGATAAAGTTCGTCGGATACCCGTCATCTGAGAGAGGTCGTACCTGAAGCTTGACTGGAATGGTTGGGTCTTTTGAGTAGAAGAACAGATCGACCGCTAAAAGAAAGCACCCTCCCTTCTCAAGTACGGTGAATGACTGAGCGATTGGGTCCTCTTTAACGACCTTTGTCTTAACTTCCTGAGTGTTTACGGTCGATACCGCGACATCAGACACCTCGGTTCGCTGAACCTCAAACTGACGAATAGCCAGCTCAGTCTCCTGAACTTGGTCAATCCACCCAACAGCGTAGTACTTAGCCTCACCTTCTGAAGCTGGTTGTGGGTTCTTTTGGTTTGTAGCACTTGTTGTAAGCTTGAAAATTCGCTCCCCCGTGAGGAACTTCTTTGCCGGGAGCTTAAAGAGCAGGTTTATGGAACCAGTTTCATCTGCCCTGATGGCTTCATCAACATCAGGGGTGCAGTACTCGCTTACAGGTTCGTCATTAAAGAAGGCGTAAAGAGTGGCATTGGGCATGAAGCCTCGCGCCTCAACTTGAATATCACGAGCCCTCATATAGTCCGCAGCGACTGTGGACACTACACGTTTTCCAAGGGATTGAGTCTTTAATCCCTTATCAACGACAGACTCGCTGATACCTTTACGGATCTTGGATGTCGTGGTGGTTGTCGTAAAAGAAGTGGCTTTGGTTATGTAGCGCGGCCATTTTTGCGAGTGTACCGCATCGGGCTTGTTCTTTCCGTATGCTGTAACCTCTGGGAGCTTCTTTTTGTGAACGTCGCTCTTAGCCCAGCTGGTTTCCCATTCTCCCCAAATCACATGATTAGGATTAACTCCAGCCTGTGCAGCTTGGAAAGCAGTATCATCGACTACAGTTAAAGCTGGGAGCGTTTCGGTGTCTCTCCACGAGTCGGTGGATGGGTCTAACTTGATTCGCCCCCTGAATGTGAACTTTGCGTACGGATTGATATTCTCAATCTGAGATGCAAGCTCTTGCTCTGTAAATTTTTGAGTGGTGTAAGGAAGAGTGTAAAGCTTCCCTGTTCTAGCGTAGTTATCCTGAGTTCTCTTTTGCTCTTTAAGCACAGCATTTGTCTCAAGCCCGTGCTTCTCTATGAGATCTACGTGCTTTTGGCAAATTGACGGGCGAAGTTCCTCTTTCGAAGAGTCGATAGCACATCGAAACTCTCCATCCGCAACGTTACCAATGTCGAGGGTCTTGAAATTGTCTACAAGAAATCCGTTCTTGAACCTGTCTAACCCCTGCGCGTCCTTAACCTCAAGCTCCTTGGCTTCTTTCTCTAAGAGAGACAGTAGAGTGTAGTACTCAAGGTTAGAGACTCGATTCTCAATCTTGCCGATATCACGCATGGTGTACCGGCGGTTATCGACCTTGCGGCTAAAACATTGCTCTGGGGTCGCTGTGTAAGCTTGAAGGTCAAGCTCATACAAGGACATTGCGTCTCCTGGAGCCTCTGGAGCCAGGGGAAGAACATCTGGGGTTCCCTTTACCACTCTGAAGTTACCAAAACGGTCGATGTAAAGGCTATCGACTCGGTTTAGGTAGTGATGAAAGTCTAATCTTACATTTGAACGCGGAACCTCAATAACGCTATCAAATGATCCATTTGAGTTAAGTCTAGGTCTGAAATCAAGGCTGTCTCGAAGCTCAAAAACTCGTCCAGAAGAGTCCGTGTAAGTTGGAATCTCGTAGTACTCCATTTTGATGTCACTTCCCTTGAATGGGTATGAATCCACCGAGAAGTATGAACCTTGAGAGCTGTGAGTAAAGTAATCAAATTCGACTCTAATGCGTCCGGTTGGGCGCTCGGCTCCTGGCTTAAGGGATACAGACCCTATTCCGTAGTAGTAATCGGTTTGACCGTTATCCAAGAGGTATCGGTCGGTAATGTCTTTAGAGCCCGAAGCAAGCGTCTTAAGCGTAGAGGGCTCAGAGCTAAAATCAGCTGCCATGACGATACGCGTCACCTTAAGAATATCAGCCTCTCCAAGAGACAAAGTACTCAAGTCGCTACGCCCTTCGCCTGATACGACAGCAGGCCCAGAGTATGAGCCTGCGATAAACGTGCCGCGAACTGGAGTCTTGGTCTTTTCTTTAGAGGCGTTACCTTGAGTCTTTCTGACTGTAGCAATGATATAAAAAGTGTGATTTGCGCTTACCGGGTTTGCGTAGATTTTAACTTGAGTGTTAGAAACTACATCCACTCCTGCTGTGGACAACCCAGTATTATAGGACGAACCAGCACCAAGACGAATCCAATCCGTCGTATCAACGTCAATTACGATATAATCGTTTGGTGAGAATGACTCAAACTCCTCTTCAGCGAGGGTAGTCTGAATTGTAATAACTCCGGCGTTGTTTGCTTGCGCCGTAAAATGACGCCTTACCGAGAAAACGGTATCGATGGCGGCATCGGCAATGGAATTGTCTGAGTTTGCGCTTCTTAATGTATAAGCAAATGCCTCTGGAAGTGAGAATAAGAGCCCCTTTGCGTCCTCTAAGCCCTGAAATGAAGCATAGGCAAACTCGATTGCCTGGTTCCCCGTGAAACTTGGTGTAGTTGTCAGTGTTAATGAGGTATCCGACTCTACACTTTCAGCTTGGTAAATGTGAGAGTTTGAGTTTCCAATTCGGACGTAATCTGATACCGCAAGCTTTTGGGTGCTCTTGTTTACAAAGGAAGTACCAAAACCAGCGATTGCGTCTCCGGTCCCCTTCTCGACCGATCCCTCAAGCGCGGCAAACTCAAGGACCATGTTAGCGGAGAACGATAAGCCCGTAGTCGATACGATGCTCTTCATTTGAGACAGGTCTACACCATCATCTGCTTTAACGTCAAAGAGATAAAGTTTATAGACTGCTGTCGGATCGCCGTGAGTACCAGAAAAGTACTCTATCGCAAGAGCACGAGCTGTTCCAATTCGAGAGCCGGGAGTTACATCCGTCTCTTGTGTTTTGCGGGTCCTGTGAATCTCTAAGACCTCATACTCCTGAATCTCAGGAGCCCCATAAACGTCAGTTACGTAAACGAACGTACCAAGGTTAGTATTAACGGTGCGGTTGTTCTGGAAACGAACAGAACGCGCCTTGTCGATGTCGACATAAGATGGAGCAAGCTTCTCAAGCTCGTAACCTTTAACGTAGGCTTTACCCGGATCAATTTGAAGAGTGAGCTTTCCGTCAGTGAGACGAACGAACTCAGAGTAACTAGACGCTGGAAGCCACTTATTAGGCAGCTCCGGGTCCACACACGCAGCCTCAATACCAAAGAGGGAAACGCCCGCTTTTTCAGCCTCTTCTTGGCTGCCAAACTGAAGCTCTGCTCTTGGGTGTACGCCGTTGTTGTCGCCTGTCTTTAAGAATGGGCGAACAATGAGAGGAAAGTCCCTGACTGTGTAGTCGCCGGATTCATCGTAGGTACGACGAGCTAACGTGTCTTCAAGCACTGAGTAGTCAGTGCGAGAGACCTTCTCTTGGACTGAGCCGTCCAAAATCCTAATCAGCTCTATGAATTGGCCGTCGTTCTGCTCGTTATAGTCCCTCTGTTCCAGGGTAGCTGTGATGCAGAGTCTATCCGTTCCAGGAGCGCCGTAGCTTTGAGTCTCTGTGGCATTATCGCCAAGACCTTCGTCGGTCTCAAATGTGGTAATGGAGCGAGTTACTGCTAACCCAGCTTTGAGAGTAGGCTTGTTTGTCCATGAACTCTGAACTTCTGGGGTCGATGGCTCAAGGAATTTAGCCTGATCATCAACAAGAATGAAATCTCCATTAAAGAAGTACACAGACTTCTTAATGAACACTCCCGAGAGGGTACCTACCGAAGTAACGTCCGAAGCGATTGTAACAACAACCGGAGTTGTTTCATCAGTCTGGATGGTTTGCCCTGCAAGAAACGCCGTAGCCAACCCAGAGTCCTCATCGGCCTGAACGTAATCCACGAACAGGCGCACCTCACCAAGGTTGTCAGCTACCTTGTAGCCAATTACCTTAGCCTTAACTCCAATCGGAGAAGACGTAGAAACAAGGGTCTTATTTAAAAACTGGTTCTTGATAGCAGCTTCCGTAACTGCGCTAGTTGCCTTCGTAAGCTTTATGAATCCAACGTTATTACGGTACATTACCGCATCGTTTGTGCCCGGTAGAACTTGAGAGCCGTTCTCAAAAAGATGTGCGCCGACACGCTCGATCTGCTTCTGGATTTGCTCCTGAAGATCGTTCCATTCGCGGGCCTGGATTGGTCTACCAGGTCTCGCCAAGATTCGGTAATACTTCTGTGCCTCGTCAAATGTGGAGAAATATGGAGGCTTCTTAATGTCTACCATAGCAATTAGAACTTAATAACCGCACGAAGGATTTCAGTCTGATTTGGAGCGCGAAGTACTGCCCGTCTATTATCCAGATAAAGAATGTCACCTGACATAATATCAATTTCAGGCGCCATCATGCCCCCTGGCGATACAGTTCCGCTTGCGCTGGTTGTAGCTCCGCTTATCGACATCCCATCTTGAAAAGCTACGTACTCAGTCGAGGAGTCTTGATAGTAATGAATCGTACTATCGTTAGATCCTGGACCGTCAAAAATTGCTACAATTCGAGCGCGAGCCGTAACAACTCCGTTTGTCCCGACGACGACTTCATCGGTCTGAAAAGCTCCCCCGGCTCCATTGGATACGTTTGCCAGTTTCATGGCCTTGCTCGCTCGAAGCGTTAAGCTATTAGCGAGGGCCCCATTTGGAAACTTCACATCCCGAACAAGTCCAATCTGGCGATAGTCATTCGAGAGAGGAAAATCGGACGACCCATCGTCGAAAGGAAGCCGAGCCATAATCATGACAAAGCAAGCGTTAAGCTCACGCTCAATATCAGCGCCGTGACCTCCATTTGGAGAGATTTGTGCGGTGGCTAGAGCTGGAGATCCGGTTGTCCCACCAACAATCTCTACGGTAGCTGTGGTATACCCAGTTCCAGCTTCAACTGGAATAACTTTGGTAACTCGCTTCGTAGTGGAGTCAACCTGAGCCTTGGCGGTTGCTCCTGTTCCATTCCCTACTACTACCACACGGGGAAGGATCTCAAAGGTGGTCCCAGAATCAACTTCCCATGTGTCGTTAATTGTAATTGTACGGGCTGATGCGGTGTATCCACTCACCAGAAATGGGCCTGAAGGGAACCCGCTCCCACCGGTAATCCACACGTGACATCCTACATAGGCGCCATCAATCAGGGAAAGCTCATCGCTTACCGGGAGAACGGCGGATGACTCGCTGGCGTCTTCAAATGCTCCACTTAAAACATTTACATATCCACTTCCCAAGCTTGACATCAGATAGGAATCGATAGCGCAGCTAACAGCAGAAGATTGAACGTCCCATTGGTTTGACAGGTCGCCTTCTTGAACCGTCTTAACTGGCAACCATTGATTTGTTAAAAAGTTTTGCGTCTGAGAGTTTGAGACAGTTGCGAGGTATTTCCAGACATACCCATCAATACCAGAAACTGTGTAAGGAGGGTTTAATGGTAGAGTTGGCTTAACTGTGCTTTTTGCTCCGTTGCCGTTCGATAGGCACTTAAAGATGTGATATTCATCCGTAATAACGTAATGGCTTCCAGCCTTGTATGTACCGGCCAGGTTTGCGGCTTGAATGTCGAATGTGGTTGGATGATTGAAAAGGTCAGCATCAGAAACGTTGTATGGCGCGTACACCGTCTCACCGGACTCGTCCCAGTTATAACGACGAACTACCAAGGTCGCATCAGCGTCCCGAATCTTCTTAAGAGCAATCATCTGCTCACGAGCTTCAAGTTCTTCTACGACTGTATTTTGCGGGCTCGGAGGTGATGTTTCAGAAACGACTGGGTTTGATGTGAGGTTATTAGGCCACTCTTTAGTGCGACCAATGAACAAGTAGTGATTCCGATCAACTTTGTGAGAAGCATCCTCCCACGTTAGCGGAGAAGTGATAGGATGGTTCACCAGATTTTCAAGAAAATCCTGGGCGTTTCGGAGTCTTAAATTTGGGGTAAGTTTAGCCGTCATTATACTCTAGCACCGGATGAGTCGATTCAGACTGATATTTATAGGGCATCCACCAGCTCTCTTTATGAATTTCTCCCTATGAACTTCATGTCTCATATCCTATCCAAACTGGAAGGCGGCTGAGCATTACCCTTTTGTAGAATGTGCTTGCTGGATTCTTTTAAAGAACCAATTCACTCTTGATATCGAGTGCCGACTACTCGACTTCTTGGAAGATGTCAGTCTCTGGAGTGAAGTCTATCGGCGCCCAAGGGTTGTACGAGATTTCACGAAGGACTACATCCGCAAAGACTTTAAGCGGCGTATTTGCATACAGGTTGTAGTACCCCTCTTGAGCCATCCCGGCATTTCGATCACCAAACGCGGAGGTTGGCCTGTAGTCAATCTTCCAAGTCTCAAAGTCTCCCCAGGTTGGACCAAGAGAGATGCTACTGATGTCGTAGGTAGCATCCTCGGTGAAAATCTCAACGGAGCAGTCAGCATCGGGGATTGTAGAGAGGTCTTGCTGACTGCCATCCTCGGGTGGGATGTTGACCTCATTGACGATTGTAACGTCTGTTGATGGTTCTACGTCCGTTGACGGAGCTGAAACCGAGGCGTCCAGGAATGACTCTGTGGTAACCTCAGAAAAAAAGGTAAATCCAGCCGGGTGAACCAGTCTCCTGACGATAGA